CAGCAGAACCAGAGGAAACTACAACTACGTCATTCGATGACGATGATGAGTCACTGGATTTCTTTAGGAAGCTTGCTAACGAATAATGCTTGGGAAGCTTTACGGGGACTTCGGTCCCCTTTTTTTTATGTTTGATATCTGAACGTTACAAATGGGTCTGATGTGTTAAAAGTTGGTGTAGCTGATTCTACTTGACTTCTGCCTGATGAACCAGCTGGTGTAAGAACATTTGGATTTTGGCTGGCCATTTGTGTAATGATTGGTATGATCTGAGTAGCCTTTTCTTTTATATCTGACGATATGTCAGGTAATGCAGTTTCTAAAAGCTTTGTTAATCCTGCGTCAGCTACTATTTCAGCAACTTCTTCTGGCTCGGCACTCATGATACTATCGATAACTTTTGCTTCTTCATCACCAATCATGTCCGTCATATCAGTTTTTAAATCGCGACCGGTAATTTCAGAATATACTTGTTTGACTTCTTCATAATTACCGTCTTCAGCAATATTAATGGCGGATTCATATAATGTTTTTACGCGATCCATCGGCTGTTCGTTTGCATTAAATACTTTTTGTATTTTTCTGACAGTTTCTACGGCTTCAGGATTTAAGTACTCTTCAGCAACATCTTCAGCAATTGCTGCTACTTCTGTTACCATTGGTTCATCTAGTACACCATTGTTTTCCATTGCAAATGCTGCTGCTTCTTCAGGATTATTGTACAAACCTATTAATTCTCCTGTTTCAGCATCTGATACTGGATACATAATAGATGGAGCAGATCGTCTTTCTTCATCAGCATTACCTGCAGCGATAGATGCGTCGAGAGTGTTGACAAATTGTTGATATTCTGTTGGGTTTAACATATCTTCTGCATATTCTTTGAGTGTCATGCCTTTTGCTTCCATCATCTCAGCATCTATAGCTTTTAATTCTTCTTCGCTATTAATATTATCTGCTACATATAACATTGCATTCTCATCATCATCAATGATACCAGAAGATTTTAAAGCTATATCTGTAAGTGAAGCATCTGCTCCAAACTTTTCTTCTATTCCTTCTCTTGATTCTATTTTATCTTCACCTGAAAAATACTCAAAAGAAGACTTAAAGAATTCAGCATATGAATCAACAATCTTTTGCAATTCTTGTTTACCTGATTCTACAATCTTTTTTCCTAATTCAGCCATTGTTGTTTTCTTACCTAAGAAAAAGTAATCGTAGATAGCTTCAACAATATTATCAGCACCAATTATCTTATAAACATCTTCGCCATACAATACACCCATTACAACACCCAAAACTGTACCAACAAGATTACCAAAAACAGGTAAAACGAAAGTGCCGATCAAATTTCCTACTGCAGTAAAAATAATTGTAGTTATCCATGTACCGCCAATCAATCCCACAATATCATTAATGTTTTTCTTCATACGAGTATGAAATTCTGCTTCAGTGATACTATTAAACATAAACGCCATCAAACCATCTATCATACTATCGATAATTTCAAATATAATAAGATATTTGAGTGGTTTTGCAAGAAATCCTTTAAAGAATTTTATCATAAACTTAGGTAATTTACTAATAGCTGATGTAACTTTTGCTACTGCTGGTCCTACTACACTAGAAACACCTGAGAAAAATCCAGCAATTGCTCTAATAGGTGCTATAAATGCTCGGGCAACTGGATTTGCTGTTAAAACTTGAGATAATTTACCAAGAGTAGTAGCTGCTTTTTGATAAGCGGATTGTGCTGTACTACTGACTGCGCTCATTTTCTGTACAAACGTTGCTGATTTGGCAGAAATTGTATTTGCTACAGCCTGAAAACCCTTTCTTACATTGAGCCCAGCGGTTCCTAAAGCAACAGTGAGCGCGGCATATTTTTCTTCAATCCCTTCAAGGAAAGATAGATCATCTATCGTATCTCCTATTGTTTCTTCATTCCCTTCTTGACTATCGGCAAAAGCGCTAGCCACACCAGCAAAACCAAGAGTAATTGCTGGTACTAACCATTTAGCTAGAAAACCACCTACTGCAACGCCTGCAACTTTACCACTTTTTCGAAAAACACTGTCTTCTTTTTTCTCTACGTCTTCTTCGTCGCGACGCCTTTCGTTATCACGTTTAGTTTTTTCATTTTGTTTGACTACAGAATTAATAGAATCAGTAAGTGCTTGAAGTGCTTTAATTTGAGATGACAGCGCGCCTACACTATTTGATATAGCCTGTATTTCTGTGCCTTCAGGTACAACAAATTCTGAGAGTACGGAAGTACGATCGTCGTCAAAATATCCTTCGACAATTGGTGCAGTTTTAATTAGACTGTGAGTCTTAATAGGTCGAGTAACAGTTAGATCAACTCTTTCTGCTACTTTGCCTAAAATAATATCTTCAGGTACGATATTTGGTAGCACTATAATAGGATCTGCAACAGCTGTTTCTACATTCGATTGTTTTTCAACAGTAGAACCTATGCTCGTCGGTTGACCCGCTTCTGCAGTTGTATTTTTTCCCGAAATAGCACTCGCCGCTGTAGCTGCGGTTCCTGCAGCTGTTATTTTACCCAAAGCTCCTTTTGCACGGCTCGCTGCTTTAGAAAATCCACTTGATACTTTGCTCAAGCCCGCGGCTGATCGTTTCCGCGAAGCTTTCAGTATTTTTTGTGTTATTCTAGCTATTCCAGTTACTAATTTCGCTGCCATTACCTTGTTTCTCTTTGTTGATCTTCTCTAAAATCATATCAACGTATACTTCCCTTTCGAAAGGGATCATCTCGTTCAACTCTGTTAGTGTGAAGTTGTGATACTGAGTTACGTCAAAGTTTAACTTATAATGATTATAGAGCGTCATATAACTCAGCCCAACGTAAAAAAATCGTCTAGATCCCTAAACACAACCCTTTTTTCTTTCTTATTACTATTAGTATAAGTAACTACGTGTTCGATTTGTGGTGACGTCTCAAAGAATTTTTGAATCTGATTGTATGCATCGATCGGCAAACTTTCTAAAAAATCTTTTTTATCTTTATCGGATTCTTGTTTCCAAAGATATACTTCCTCATTATCAAAAATTTGATCGATACATGCGTTAATCGTAATATCAGTAACTTCCGATAAACTTTGTTTTGATGATAATTCATCAGAAATTTTTGGTGTAGGATATTTTAAAATAAGACCTACATCATCAGTGATCATCACCTTCGTAGAATGATCTTCAGGAAAATTTACTTTGACATCGTAGAGATCAAGTTCTAGGTCATATGTAATTCCATCATCGCTATCTTCTACTTTAAACTTGACAATGTTACCGACAGACACTGCTCTGATTTGTATGAAGATAAATTCCATATCAAAAATAGGAATTTTATTTACGTCAAATCCTTCTGTCAATACACAATTATTGATGATAGCTTTGATAGCGTTATAGATATCGATCCTTTCGCCAGATTCTTTCGCTGTCAATAATATCTTTTCTTCTTTGACCAAAAAAGGTCTAAAAATAATTTCTTCTTTACTCGACGGTAATTCTAAAGAAAACGTCGGAGTATCAATTTTTGGTAATGCCATAATGTCATCCTACTATTTTAAATTTTGTATATTTGTAACTCACTGAAAATCTAGCCAATTCATCGCTCGAGCCCCATGAAAGATTCAGCGGCTCAACACTCATTGGAAAAATTTCTTCGAGGTTATATGTTTTTACTGTTCTACCTTGCCTATTATAAACGTATATCTCCATTCTTGCGACATAATCGTTATAATATTTTGCGCCCATTTTCGTATCAGGCATATCGACAATTTTATCTGCCCAATCTTTAAATTGACGAAGTAATTCACCCTTATCATCAATAGTATGTATAACCGAGATCTCTTGCGGATTAAATCGGTATGGTATGTTATACATTTTACCATTCCCATATGGGGAATAATTATCGACAGACAACCAAGAAATACCAGGTGCTGTAATAGATTCGGCTCTTATCATGATATCCTGATATGTAACTGGAGATCCATATATCGCTACCTTATACATACTAGCAGGTAGATTTTCTTTGACTTTAGATTTCCAGCTGTCTACATTAAAAGACATTTTATGCTCTCTGTATTATTTTTTTAGAATCTCTCCACACTTGTGCTGACTTACCCTTTCTAAATCTTTGAGTAGGCAGCATCAGCGCTATATCCCATTCGTCGTACGGAATCCAAAGAAAACGAGATCTTACTTGTGAATTGAGATAGCGCTTAACGGTGGGCCTAAAGTATTTATATCTTGCAATAGAATTTAGCAGACCATAATTTAATCTAAGCTTTTTAGATTCGCGAACAGTATCATTTCTTTCTATTGCGTATAATCTATCCATCAATCTTGCACGAAATACTGGAGGCAGATAATGCAAGTTCATACCGAGAAAACCATCTCTATATCTATCTAATACAAAAATAAGAGGAAATTGATCATAATATGGCAAAGTGTCTTTTCCTTTCGGATCATAAAAGAACATATACATACGACCGATATCGAGCTCAGTCATTTTGTTGTATGTACGGGCTCTATTTCTTAATTCTCTACGAGTATTAACAGTCCTTATTGATTGAGCTTTGTCGCGATACCAATCACGCGCTTCTTCGCTGCCGACTTCAATGCCTTCTGCTTTACCTTCATCAGCAATCTTCTGAAAGATATATGTTGCCATTAGATTATGCTTCCTAATTCTTTTTCGGTCAGGATAGTAAATTCCCAACCTCTTTCTTCACAATATTTATTAGCTGCTTTCCATTTTGAAGAATTTATACCCCAAGTGCGAACTTCATATAAATACTTCTTAGTAAGTTTTCTTTGCGCGGTTGGTTCTACGGTTTCATGATAAGGTTTGATTTCTACTACGACCGTATCTAGTTTTCCCTCGCGATTAACTTTTTTGACCCAGAAATCTGGAAAATATCGGTGTACACGTCCATCGATTGGAGAGCGATATGGTATTGCAAGTTCTTCGCTCGCCCATTGTTTGACTTCACTGTGGTTATCAAGATACATCATGAAGTTTAATTCCCAGCGACTCCTATAAATAATATTAGTTGGATCGCCGCGATATTTACTGGGATTTTTAGGCTTAAAGACGCCTTTATAAGTCTTACTCATACGCTTATTTATAGGAAATAAAATGGCTCAAAATGACACATCAATTAATGCACTTGGTCCTATAGCTGCTCAATTAAAAAC